AAATTGATGACTTTTTAATAAATCCTACATCAGTTTACAATACCACATGTTCTTTATCTTCCGATTGGAATAGTGTTTACACTAACTGGTTTATAAACAGTTCAAAATTTGAAAATCTTAATACTGTAGTTAATACTGGATCTGCAAGTTGGTATTCCGTTTATTCTTATATAAATTCAACAAGTTCTCTTGAAGAAGATCAAAACGAAACAACAACATATGTTTTAAATAATAGTGCAAACATCAATGCAACTATATCATTGGTTGGAAATACATCTTCTAATTGGGATAGTGTTTATTCAAGCTGGAATAGTATAAGTTCCTTTGATACCGAAAGTAGAAACACTTTTATTGGGTTAAGTTCTCGTTTCGTCCAAGCAACAACATACGTAGAAAACAATAGCGCAAACATTCAAGGAATTTCAAATGTCGTAAATTCGTTTAGTTCAAACAGTATTGATGTTAATACTTTTGTTAATGGTAATAGTTCAAATATACAATCTGTTTATACTCATTATAATTCACAAAGTGCTAATTTTGCGACTAGAAACTATGTCAATGGTGGGTTTTTACCGCTGTCCGGTGGAGATGTTATTGGGGAATTGTTTGCTACACAATTTGGCGTAGGAAACACAGAAGTTGTTACCGGAAATCTTGGAACAGTGGTTAGAAGAATGCAAATATTTGATATAAATGGCAATTCTATAGGATTTATCCCAATTTATAATTCTATAACTTAAACCAAATAAGAAACTGTTATTTGTTGATTTGTATCCGAAGTTAAAATAAATTTATTATCAGAAGCAACTAAAACAAATTCAACTACAAAATCCAACGGATCAATAACTTGTATACCGGAAACACATGGAAGCTGTATATCTACTGCTCCAACAAATGAACTAACAAACGGAACACGACTATCTCTACTTAGTTTACCATATCCTGCTTCGTTTTCTATAATAATATCAAAAAAACCATCTCCGTTTGGGTTTTGCGGCATTGTAAATGCTAGATATTTTTCTTTATAAATGTAAAAAGGAACTTTAATTCCTTGAAATGGTGGATTGTCTGCTGATAAATTTTTAACCCCCGAAAAAGGATTCCAAATGGTCGTTCCTTCAAACATAGTTGGACTATTAGAAATTAAATAAACACCACGTATGTCTATAAAGCTATTACCTTTAACCAAAATGTTAAAATTTTGAATAGATGTCAAAAGCGGATTATTAACTACAAATTTATAAGGCTTAACATCGGTAATTTTTGGTTTTCCGTAAATAAAAAAGCGATCCATTGTTAATATTACTTATTAAAGATCTATTTGTTTTTATTTAAAGAAATAAATAAGTATAGTCTAAGTATATTTGAATGAGTTCTGTTTTACCAAATAAATTTCACGGAAGTACCACCTTTAATTCCAAAATTAAAAGCTATAATCATTTAGCTCAAAGAATTCGTCGTACTTTGGGGGAACCATTAGTTGAAATTGAAATAAGCAGCGAACAGATGTATGAGATAATTGATATTGCGGTAGAATATTTTACAAAGTTCGCAGGTGAAACTGAAGAATATCTTATATTTCGCTCAGATTTGTATCAAAGAGGAGTTGGACTTCAAGTTGATAAACTTTTCAACGTTTCTCCAGAAATGTACAACACAATGACAGATTCTTTGAGCGGTGGGTGGGATTCAGATTTGGATGAGTATAGAAGAGTAATAGATGTCTTTTCATTTGCAGAAGGAAACAACTCTGGTGTTAATACACTTTTTACAATTGAACACACAATAGCTCAACAAGCATATTTTGGACATCTTTTAGGTAATGTTGGTTATGATTTAGTTACTTGGCACACTTTAAAAAATTGGATTGATGTCAGAGAAAAAATATTGGGGCTTATGCCTTATTTAAGATTTGATCCTGATACACAGATTTTAAAAATTATTCCAGAACCAAGTAATACAGTTTACTATGGTTTAATAGGTTGCAAGCTCCAAAAACCACTTAAGCATTTAGTTTCTCAACTTTGGGTTTATAGATATGCCTTGGCTTTATCTAAAATAACCATAGGTCATGTTAGAGGAAAATATACAGGTACTAATTTGTTTGGAGGTCAAACTGTAAATGCATCTGATCTTATGAGACAGGGCGAAAAAGAAAAAGACGAACTTGAAAAAGAAATTATGACTGATCTTGTAGATCGTTCCCCAACCCGATTCTTTATCGGTTAAAATGAATAAAAATTTAGGTAAAAAAAATAAAAATTTTGTTCAAGGGATTTATAACCCAAAAAATCCTCAAAAGTATTATGGGAAAGGACAAATCATTTATCGTTCCATGATGGAACTAAAAGCTTTTCGATATTTAGATAATAACCCCAATGTTCTTACATGGTCTTCAGAATCAGTAGTAATTCCTTATATATCACCAGCAGATGGTAGAATGCATCGTTATTTTGTTGATTTGGTAGCAAAGTTAAAATCAAAAGATGGAACAATAAAAAAATTGCTTATTGAAGTAAAACCAGAAAGGCAAACTATGCCACCTACAGAATCTCCAAACAAAAAACAAAAAACATTAATATATGAAAAATATCAATATGCGGTAAATACTGCGAAATGGCAAGCAGCGCAAGCATGGTGCAAAACAAAAGGTTACACCTTTTTAATTTTAAACGAAAAACATTTAAAATGAATAAAGTAAGTGTAAGTAATAATTAAAGATATATGAGTAACGTTTACAATCTGTTGGTTGAAACTCCCAATTATGAATTAAAATATTTGGTCGAAGAAAAAAATAGAAATTCACCATCAAGCGTTTGGCTTAATGGACCAATGTTAATGGCAAACAAGCCAAATAGAAACAATCGAGTTTATCCATTAGAAGAAATGGTAAAAGAAGTAAATCGTTATACCGATGAAATGATTAGAAGTAGTCGAGCAACAGGTGAACTCAATCACCCAACAACACCAGAAGTTAATTTGGAAAGAGCTTGCCACATGGTAACAGAATTAAAACAAGATGGCGATATTTTTATTGGCAAATCAAAAGTTTTATCAACACCAATGGGACAAGTTGTTCGTTCTTTGATGTTGGATGGTGTTAAATTGGGTGTATCATCAAGAGCACTTGGAAGAGTAGATGATAAAAATGGAATCGGACATGTTTCCGATTTTCGTTTAGTTGCTATTGATGTTGTAGCAGATCCATCAGTTCCAACAGCATTTGTAAACGGAATTTTAGAATCAAAAAAATGGGTACTTTCTAATAATGGAGAGTTTGAACCATTTTATGAAAAATTTGAACAAAACATTTCAAAATTACCTAGAAATAATAAAAAACAATATTTGCAAGAGTGTATCATTCAATTCATTAACGAATTGAAATGTTTATCATAAATGTAATTTAAAAAGATAAATATATAATATGGAAGCTCGTAAATTAATTTCAAAATTTTTAACAAGTCTTTGTGAAAAGAATTATTCTGAAGCACATAAAGATTTAGAAAAAGTTGTTGCTCATAAATCAACAAAGAAAATTGCAAAAACTGCCGAAAAAGTAAAAGGCAAACCTGCCACAAAAACAAAAAAAGGAAAAGCAGGAAAAAATTCAAAAAACGTAACTAAAAAAGGATAAGTTATATTATAGATAATATGAACATCAAAGCAATATTAGAAAAATTTGATAAAGAAGTGCTCTCGGAAGAAGCAGCAACCGCCATTGCCGAAGCCTTCGAAACCGCAGTCAACGAAAAAGTTGAAGCAAGAACAAAACTCGAAGTTGAAAGCGCAGTTTCAAAAATCGATGAAGATCATGCTTCAAAATTAAAAAAACTTTTAGAAGCCATCGATACCGATCACACATCAAAATTAGAAAAAGTGGTTGATGCTATCACAGAAAACCATACAGAAAAATTAAATCAAATTGCTTCATATTATCGCAAAGCCTTAAATGAAAAAGCTAATCAATTTTCAGAAAAAGTTATCAATGAGTTAAGCAATTACTTGGATCTTTATTTGGAAAAAATGCTTCCTCAAGACCAATTGACCGAAGCTGTCAATAATACCTATGCTCGTAAGAAACTCGATGCAATTCGTAATTTAGTTGGCATGGATGCCGAATATATAAACGAAAGTGTCAAAGAAACTATTTCTTCTGGCAAAAAGAAAATTGATGAATTAACAGAAAAACTTAATGAATCTTATAAAGAGAATGAATCTCTTTTACAAAAAATTAAAAAAGCTGAAACAACAGTATTTTTGGAAGAAAAAACCAAAGGAATGCCTTCAGCTAAAAAAGATTTTGTTTTAAAATTATTGAACGACAAAAACAGTTCTTATGTTCAAGAGAACTTTAACTATGTTGTTGAGATGTTCGAACGTAGCGAAGAAGATGCTACAACTGAACTTGTAGAAGAAGCAAAGCAAAAGGCTGTAAGCCGTGATGCTAAAGTTCCTTCTAAAGAAGTTGTAACAGAATCAAAAGAAGCTACTCCTAACGAGGAATATAGTCTCGTTAGCGGATATCTGAATGAATTAAAAAGAAAGTAATTTCTTTTTAATTCGTATTCTATCCATAGGAGAACAATATGAAAAACGTTAATCCAGCCACAGGCTACATTGACCGTTCTCGCGCTCAACAGCTTGTTGAGAAATGGGCACCAGTACTTGATTACACATCCGATAAGGTTGCGCCAATCGAAGACGAACATGCTCGTTTAACAACAGCTATTTTGATGGAAAACCAAGAAAGATGGTGCATCGAAGAAGGATCTGGTGGTAACACAGCAGGTTCACTCGGTGCTTTTGCTAACACAGGTGCAGGTACAACCTCACTTTATGCACCACCAGCAGGTATTACATCAGGAGATAGATATGCCGCAGGAGATGCTCGCTTACCTAAGATTCTTATCCCAATGGTTCGCCGTACCTTCCCAGAGCTTATCACAAACGAGATCGTCGGTGTTCAGCCAATGAGTGGTCCAGTCGGATTGGCCTTCGCATTGCGTTATCGCTATGAAGCAGACGCACTCGGCTTTACATCAAACGGTTCAGACGGATCCATCACTTCCAATCAAAAAATTGGACCTGGTGGCGTAGATCGTGGTGTATCAGACGATGCAGAACTCGGATATCAATTCCTCGACACTCGTTTCACAGGAACAAGCTCATCATTCTTAAGCGGAAACACTGATTTCAGTCTTATCCAATCAGATCGTGGTGTAGCAGCAATCTTGAAAGATTTCGAATTAACAGGAAACATTCCTCAAGTCACAGTAGAATTCAGCAAAACAGCCGTCGAAGCTGGCACACGCCGCCTCGCCGCTCGCTGGAGTGTTGAACTCGAACAAGACCTTAAGAACATGAACGGACTCGATATCGATTCTGAATTAACAAACGCTATGTCGTATGAAATTCAGGCCGAAATCGACCGCGAAATGGTCATGAGAATGGTTCAAGTCTGTCTCAACGCTAACCAAGGAAACGGATACAGCTTCTGGTACGCAGCTTCAGCCGATGCACGTTGGCTCGGAGAGCGTAACCGCGACTTCTACAGTAAAGTGATTGTTGAGGCTAACCGCATCGCAATCCGCAACCGTAGAGGAAGTGCAAACTTCATCATTGCCACACCTCGCGTGTGTGCAATTCTTGAAATGTTGCCAGAGTTTCAATGGATGCCAGTGAATGGCAACATCAATACGCAACCAACAGGCATTGCCAAAGTTGGTACGCTTGGTGGAAGATTCACTGTCTACCGTGACACTCGCACAGATGCTCAGTATCTCGCAGGTCAAAGACAAACCGCACTGGAATATGCTCTGTTAGGTTACAAAGGAACTGAATACTATGACACAGGTATCGTATACTGCCCTTACATCCCAGTTATGATCCAACGCACTGTCGGTCCTAATGACTT